GAAACGGGCCGTAACGCCAGCGACGAAATAAAGCAGCAATTGCGGATCAAGTACGATGACCTACTCCCAAAATGGAACTACACCGCAACCCCTAGCAACAGACAGTAATTATCCGCACGATGCTAAGAAACGGTGTACCACGCCGGCGGATGCTCACTGTAGGTGGGCTTGGCCGTGATGGGCACCTCCATGGCCTCGGTGAGTTGCTCCTCGCGGCCGAAACCAAAGACTTCCATACTGGCCCGTAGACCTTGCGAGCCGCTGGTGGCGATGTCACCGTCCATAACGGCGAACTCGATGGGCGTGTCGGCGAACCAGGCCGTGTGCAGGGCCGTGAAGTCGGGATCATCCTTGTCGTAGACCATGGCCCATTCCAAAGAACCCTTTTTGAGCGAAGAAATGACAGCCTCCCAACCGTTGTTACCACGTGTGGTGGCATCGGCTTCGCCCTTCTCCATCTTCAGCGAGAGGTCCTTGATATTCTTCATCTCCGTCCACACGGGCGTTTCGTAAGTGCCCGTGTTGCGGTAGGTTTTGCCCTTGAGGCCGAGAGTAGCGCCCATGTCGTGGCTCCTTTGCTAGCGAATTGAATCCCGCCACATGGCGGGCAGTTTAGGTTTTTCCTTCTCAAAAGCCGGGCCCATGTAGGGCCGAGGCTTTATCTTGATTGCCTTGGGACGTTTGTCCGAGGTTGTCGAGCGGCCACCGTGTTCCAAGGCTTCCGGTGCCCGACCACGTTTACTACCCAACCGCTTGGCCCCAATGACGACCGACCGTCTGGCCCGTTCGTATGCGTAAAGGATAAAACGCTTCAACAAACCAGCATGCGAACTGGGTGACTGTCCTTCAGCCGAAACTCGTTTTCTTTTGCGTATGCTCTGTCGCGCGCCGCGTCGGACCAGAAAGCCAAACCGCGACAACACTCGCCGCTCGGCCTGCTGCGCGGATCGCTGAATTTTCTTTGTATCTAATTTGAGGCCACGTAACTTGTTGATGCGAAAACCGATCATGTGGCACGTCGCACGCTCGTCAGGCGAACGGCCTCCACAGCGGCAACGCTCGTGGCCGCGTCCACACTCGCAGCGGCCGCAACGTAGTCCGGGTCGGCCAATGCCAAACGCTGCCGTGCTTCTTCTGCCAGGGCCGCTTTCCTGGCCGCCTTGATGGCCGGCAGTCGACGCTTGTTGATAGCCGTTTTCTGGGACTTGCCGGCCTCTTGCACGCGACCGCTCTTGATCGTACGATATTGCGGTCGGATTGCACACGCCGCGCGAATGCCCACTGGGTTTCTCACCCAGTCGGGTGACGGCGCCTCATGCACGGAGAGAATAATTGCTCCTGTAAGCGGATTAAAATAATCTGCCATCTCACTACCTCACAAAACGGATCCTGTCGGCACAATGCATGACGGATGTTCGTCTTCGACTGTGCCTGAATTTGTAACAGCGATGCCAGCGATCTCTTCGTATACCCCGCCACTCATGGGCAGATAAACATCAGGACGTTTCCCGATATCGACAGGTCGAACACCAGCGGCCAATAGCTCAATCTCATCGCTCGATAAAGGCTCATTCCATCTCGCCCATTCCGCTAGTGAGCCATCAAGATTGTTCATTCCGTAACCGTCCATACCTAAATACACCGGTTCGCTAGAACTCTGCCCAGCCCAAGTCGTGGTATTGCTAGCGACCGAAATACCATCAATGTAAAGCTGTGTATCATCGTCAATATTTGACAGAAAAAAGTGAAACCATGTACCTTGGGTAATCAATGCCAGAGGTTCTACCATGAATTTGAACACGCTATTACTGTCAGCCGCGAAAGCAACTAAAGTGCTATCGGGCTTGATAAGAATAGCGCAAAATGATGCTGTATAGAAATTTCCACGCGTGTACAGATTGTAAAAACCGGCAGCCGCGGGAAGTGAACGACTAAAAGCCCAGCCACCGAGCCCCCAACCGGCGCTTGGAGAGTCCAGAGCTGGATCATCAGCCAGGAGAATGTAATCGGACGTGCCGTTAAAGATCCTAGCCATGCATCACCGAACCGGAATTTCAATAGTGAGATGATATAGACGCAGGTCGCCACCAAACTCGCCCCCACCAGGGTTGCGTCCGAATTTGAACAAAATCAAACGGCCGGCCCCCCAGTCCGTGGGCGTAAACGTGATCTCATGCAAGTACAGCATGCCCGATCCGGTCACAATCTCGTCGGAAAACGTCGTATCGTCGTTCGACCACGAACCGCCAGGATCACTGCCGTGGGGCAATGCCCGCCAAGCTACGCGATAAGACACATCACTATTGGCTGGCGTCTCGGCGCAGGCAGGCTCCACTGCCGCTGTTAGAAGCACATCCCCGCCGGCATCGTAGTTGTCAGGCAGCCAGAAACTGCCCTGAACATATTCCGCCGTGGTATCGTCGAACAGTCGCACGGGGATGTCCAGATTCCGCGACAGTGGCGCGCCGTTGCTCTCAGGCGTGGCCATGGCAGACGCAGGCATCTGGTACACGGGCCGGTAGTTGGCTCGGCGGATTCCCATTACCAAGTACCTCCAACGACCGTCACAATATCACCCGCCGTGCCCTTGACCTCAATATCGGCCAGATTGACATGCTCGAACTTATGCCATTCGCCCGGCTCCAGGGGCACTTCGTCGCTCGTGTCGCCCTTTAATATCACATTGCCAGCATTGTAAGTCGGCGCCGTGACGGTTACACTGGCCACGGTTGTTTCGGCGGCCAGTGCCTGCCAAGACGTGGTTACTGTAACTTTTCGAGCTATAATGTTGTTCATAGTTCACCCGTACATAGTTAACGACAGCGTAATCACTCCGGTGAACACCCGCTGTTGGTCAAGATGCTCACCAACATACAAGGGATCATGTTCGACCTCGGTGCAAATGGCCAACACCCCGCCGCAAACGAAAGTTCCCATGTGAAAGGCGTCGGCCATTTCCATAAGCAGGTCGAGCATGGCGTCGCAATCTGCCAGTGATCCAGGATCAATCGCTTGCTGCACGCCCACATCCACCTGCACAATATGTTTTACCGAAGAACGGCCTTCGATCTGACGCGTGGCCGAGCGGGGCACAACCGAGACCTTGATTTCTTCCAAATCAGCCCGCTTGTGGTTAACCTGGAATGTTCGCACGGCAGTAAACGCCACGGACCAGGTTTCGGCGTTGAGTTTTTCAGTTACAGCCACTGCGGCAGCCGAAGCGCGATTCATATGACGTCCTCGATCTTTTTGTCCTTAACGTGCGCCCGAACTGTGGCGCGGTCGTTTTCATAGCGGTAACACGGCTCGTTGCCGGGCGACATGACTTCATAAATGTAGCGACGCCCGTCAACGACTTCCTCGATGGTGTCGCCACTTAACGGCAATGTAAGTGCGCCGTCCAACAACAAGTCGACGGCCAGAAAAAGGTAATCCCGGCACTCGGCCCGAAGCACGCCGCCGTCGAAATCCGTCTGCTCGTATTCCCAGCGGCCCAGCATGGCCTCAAGTTCCACCCACGCACCGTCGCGACGGTAAGTTACCGTGCGCGACAGGTGCGTTTTTTGCTGCTGGGCCAGCCAAGCCAGGGAGTTAGCGATCAGGTCGGTCATAGCTGACTCACTGGCTCAGTCGAACACGAACGGTAGTGTCGGCGATGGCGGCCGCCTTGATGGCCTTGCCGATCAGTTTGTTGGCGGCCGTTTCGCTGTCGATCTTGGCCATACCTTCGGCCACGTCCCAGTAACACGGCCAGTTCGCAGCTGGTGAGGCCCCAGCCCTCATCGATAGCCTTGGCCTCGATCTCCGGGTGCTGGCCGTCGCAGATATTGCGAATCTCGGTGATGCGACGCGTTTCATCGGCGGCCGCCTTGCGCATGTCTGCGCGGAGTGTGGCCACCATGTTTTCTTTCTCCGAAGCTTCCAAGGCTGCGGGAACCTCGGGCGCAGTTACAACCGCTTGGCCTTCGGTGGCCCGGCCTTCGGCAGCCTGGGCATCGTCCTTGGCATTTTCTTTTACGGTGGCAGTTTTCGACATACAATCGTTCTCCTTTTCATTTTCCTTTTCACTGGCGGCGACGACGGCTTTGGTGTCGGCGTCCGCACCACTATCAACAAAACTAATTTCCTTAAGCGTCATTCTTCGAACGACGTGCAAGGGCCCCTCAAACTTGCGCCCATTGACTTCAACTGTGCGGCCATCCGGCACGAACTCGGCTTCGATGACCGGCCCGCCGATGCTGGCCTGCCAAGGGAAACCGTTCGTGCCCGAGCGGGCCACGTCACGCGCCCAACTCGTCTCACGACTTATGAGCCCCTCGGCAATAAGCTGCCCGTCGTGGGCCTCGATCCGCGTGGTGTGGCCCACGCCCTGGTTGGACTTATGGTCCAGGCGGATGGGCACCGACTGATTGGGCACATCCAGGCCGCTCAGATCGACAACCACCGCGTGCGGGAAACCGGCGATGCGCATCTGCCCACCCGAGTAGGCCACCATGGAAAACCTTGGCAGATCCTTACCCTCAGCGGCCGCTTCGATCACCGGCACCGCACAAAACTCCACAAACTCAGGCTGCTTGATTGTTGACATCTTTTTGTGTCTCCTCGGTGGTTTTGTTGTTTGCTGACGTCGAACTGGACGATTCGTCCGGCATAAGGCCCAGTTCTTTCATCAATATCTGCTCCTTGGCCCGCTGACGAAGCTCGGCCTCCCAGTCTTTACCTTGACGGGCAAATTCATACGCCAATGTGGTTGTGTTATTAGCCAGGCGAGAGGCCTGAGCGCGCGCTTCCTTGGCGGGATCTACATGCTCGCTCCCATCAAAGATCCATTGCAACTTTGGATTTCCGAGTGATCGCAGTACCGCAAACACAGCAAGCAAAGCCGCCTCTTTAATCCATGCTGCGAAAATGCGATTCATGACCGCACGGCCCATATGCGATTGCTCAATGCGCAGGCTTTTGAAGTAAGTCTGGTGGTCCAGTCTGCCGCTAGCGTAGTTGTGGCGACTGGAATCGCCCGTGATTACGCTCACTGGCACACTCTGACAGCGTCCAATCTCAGCCAGGATTTCACGTCGAAAATCCGCAAAACCGGTTGAAGGCTGCTCGGCACGAACCTGGCCAAGCTTCCATCCGTCGGGAAGCGTGGTGGCCATGCGTTTTTCAAGTTCAACTACGTCCATAGGTTCGATGGATGCGGCCTCGCCATTGGCCGGTGAGTCGGTGTAAAGTACGGCCGCGAAATCGGCCGCCGTTTCGGCCGCGCCCAGCACGGCCAACGTGTATCGCCTAAGTTGCGCAAACAGCGGCAGGGCCGGGGTTATTTCGGGAACACCACGGTGCTGTCCCGGACGATCGGCCCGAAACCAATGCACCATGGCTGCGGCCGGAACCCGCTCAAAATGTCCCAGAGTGTAGGCCGTATCGCCCGGATGGCCCTTCATCACGTGGTAAACGCTCGGGTTGCCGAAGCGATCGAACTCGATTCCGTCAATAATGTTGCGGGTACCGAACCATTTGTGCGGTGTTGTGACTCGTTCCGCCTCGATGGGCCGGATATCGAGTTTTATGTCGTGGTCCAGGCTGGGGTTGTTGATCAGTACCGCAAAGGCCTCGCCGTCTGTCGATTTCGACATCCGCAATGTGCGGAGTTTGGCGGGCAAGTCGACGGCTGATGCCCATTCTGCGAATGCCTGCTCAATAATGCGGTTCGTTTCACCATCTTCTGATAAAAGTTGCAATCGCGGGCCTGTTCCCACACAATCGCCGGCCACAGTTAAGACCATGCCCTTGGCGTAGGCGTTGTTGGCCACCTCGTAGCGGGCCCGGTTCCGCAAAGTCTGTCGCACGTCGGCCGTCATGGCCGCGTCGGCGCTGAGTCCATCGGCCATGGCCCAATGCCGCGCGTTGTCAGTGGTGGTTTGCGCGGCGTCGTAACGGGCCTGCAATTCTCGCCGGGGCAGGGATCGGCTGGGCTTCCTGGTTTTGCGGAACGGCCACATGCTACACGGTCCCTCCCGGCGAGAGCTTTGTGAGTTTGATACCAAGGCCCGTTTGTCGAGCCGCCTTTTTGGATTCGATGTAGCGGTCGGCGGCGATTTGATCGGCGATGGAATGCTGTTCCATGCTGCCCGTCTCGTTACCGGCCTTTTTAGGCCCGGCAGCGTTTTCGGCGATCGTGTTTTCCAAACCTGTCTCGCTCACGCTTGCGTCGTCCTTCTGGTCGTTGCCTTAAAACAATAAACACTCACCCTCTATATAGTTATTACCCGCCGAACGCTAAAATCCTCCGAATATCTTTGAAGATTTCAGAAGTCATACCATATCTGGTAAAAACTTATTGCGAGCTAGAATCGCATACATTTAGACGCGTTTATGCAACGACCCGTGTCGTCCGAGATGATAGTTCGCTAAACTATTTTCTCTCGCGTCTTGATCGCTTGACCGCAATTACGGCAGCGCTTGCGGCGCACGATCGCGTCGCTTCGAGGGCGAGTGTAGACTGTAAGGAAGTGACGGCACCCGCAGTTGCTGCAGACCAAGCCCAAGTCTTGTGGTTTATTTGTGTTGGCAGTTTGCGTGTGTATCAATGTCGCCCCCGCTGCAGCTTCGAAAGCACCAGTCGCTTGCGTGGCACGATAACTTGCTGGCCAAGGGAAGATAGTGTCGAGCCTTGAATGCTGGCGGCTACAGCCGCCCCCACCAGGCAGTCGAACCAGTGGTTGTCGGGCCGGGTGGCACGCAGCTTCCATTCGTCGACCGTGCGGTCACGGGCCATGGTCTTGATGCGGAACTCGGCCGTCAGGTGTTCGGCGATCCGACCCGACGACATGGCCGACCGGTTGCTCGACCGCGACAAGCATCCTGAATGGCAGGGCGCGCGCACGAAAATGGTATATGCCTTCCCCAGCAACGAGAAGCTGTGGGCCCGCTATGCCGAGATCCGCGGTGATTCGCTGCGTAACGATGGCGACGGCTCGGTGGCCACCGATTTCTATCGCGAGAACCGTGCGGCCATGGACGAAGGTTCGCGTGTGGCCTGGCCCGAGCGTCACAATGTGGACGAACTATCGGCCATCCAACACGCCATGAACTTGCGTTTGCGGGATGAAGGGGCCTTTTTTGCCGAGTATCAAAACGAGCCCATTGTGGAGAGCGAGGGCGAAGAGATGCTAACGGCCGAAGAGATTGCCGCCAAGCTCAACGGTTATGCCCAGGGCGTCTTGCCGCTGGGCGCGTCGCACCTGACCATGTTCATCGACGTGCAGCAACGGGCCCTTTTCTGGTTGATTGCCGCCTGGGAGGAGGATTTTACAGGCTACATACTTGATTACGGCACCTGGCCCGACCAGCGACGGGCGTATTTCACGCTTCGCGATATCCGCCAAACCCTGGGGCTAGCCACACCCGGCGCCGGGTTGGAGGGTTCGATCTATGCCGGTCTGGAGAAACTTTGCGATGAACGCCTTTCGAGAGTATATCGCCGTGAAGATGGGGCCGAAATGAAGATCGATCGGCTCTTAATTGACGCCAACTGGGGCCAATCGACTGACGTTGTCTACCAATTCTGCCGCCAATCCAAACATGCGGGAATACTTATCCCTTCACATGGCAAATACGTGGGTGCTTCGTCGATGCCGTTTTCCGAATACCGTCGCAAGCGGGGCGATCGCGTCGGCCACCATTGGCGTATCCCCACAACGACCGGCAAACGGCAGGTGCGACACATACTAATCGACACCAACTACTGGAAAACGTTCGTACATGCCCGTCTGGCCGTGGCCATGGGCGACCCGAGTTGTCTCTCGCTATTTGGACGCGATGGAAAGGCCCATCAGTTGCTCACGGTACAGGCCATCAGCCCAGCGATTTTTTTGCCGGGGCCGGCCATGCCTAAGACGTCGCCGGCGAGGATGGCCTCTCGGCGCTGAGATTGCGAAGGTGACCAGGCTGATTCGGTAGTCTGCGGGTCGTCGACCATAACCAGCTGCGGACGAACTACCTGACCGTCCGCTCGGGCATGGTTTTGCCCGCGAATGTCAGAGCCTTTCATGCCGGAACATGAGATGACAACGCCCGAGGCCTTGGAGCCTGCGATCGTGGGTAGTACGATCTTGTCGGCCGACCATTCGATACGAGTAGGTTCGCCCTGGTACTTCTGGCCCTTCTGGCGGTTGGTAATGCGTTCCAGGCACTTAATCGGATAGCAGACCTCGGGGAAGTCAGCTTGAAGTAATGGATTGGTTTCCAGCCAGGTCTTGATATTCTCCAAGAGGTCCTTAGCCCGATCAGCGCTGGCCGCGATGAGGGTCACAAACGGCGTGGCGCCGGTAAGTGCCGCCCAGAGCACGGCCGTTTGGCAACCGACCGTTTTGCCCGACCCTCGAGGCATGGCCATGGCAAATAGCCCGCCCGTGCGCACGGCCCGCTCAATCTTGTCGATCACCCGCAAATGGTCGTCGGACCAGGGCAGATAAAAGACCTCAGCGAAGTAGATTTCGCAGAAGGTGCGAAATGACTCCTGGGCGGCCGCTTTGCGTTCGGGATCGGCCACCGCGGGCAACTCGCCAATGTCCTGGGCGGCGCGCACTGATTCGGCATTCCGCTCGGCCTGGCGTCGTTTCCGCTCGGCATAGTCTTGCGGCTCTTCCTTGGGCAAGAAATGCTCCAAAGTCAGCCAGGCGGCGTAGCGGAAGAGGTTGACCGTTCGCGCGTCACCGATTGTGTACCCGGCGCGGTTGCGATGTCGGCGCAGACGGGTTTCGGTAAGCACGGTGCCACGCCCGGCCGTATTGAGCACCCGCATCAGTTCGGTGGGTTTCATGTTCAGTGGGTTAGCCCGCATACTGGGATGACTCGGATTCAACGGCTCTGCGAGCTCATGTTTGAATCCAACAAGGGCGATAACCCTACCCGAGTCGTCTTTAATCATGCGGAAATCGGCACCCAGTGCCAGACAATCACAATCCCATTCCCGATGCAATCGGATAATTGGGAGCGATTCTGTTTTGCCAGCTTCGTACCCGCTAATTCCACTTTTCATACTCATAAGTCCTCCAATTCAAAATGGGCCGCTTACGGCCGTGAACATTACTATCAAAAACAAGACGCAGTCTTACGCTTTTAGATCTGCTACTCCGCTGTAATGCAAATAGATCGCATTCCAAACCTCTATGCGCGGTACAAATACACACTCGCTGTGATATCCACCGTAATCCGGAGTATATTGCTGGTGCGTGTCGTAGCGCTGCGACCACTGCTTCCAGTGTTTTTGAAAAACCCTGCACAGCATTGGGAAGGGGATCAGGCACCAGCGACCCGTGTCGGTCCAATACCACACGACATAGTCGGTTCGTTTAGTGGCGTCCCGTGTCCAGCCGATCTTTTCTTTTTCAACTACCGACCAGGTTTCCAAGGCCAAGTCGTCGGCCGGCTCCGGCTTGGCAGCCCAATCTTTGGCACGCACCTTGGCGTCGACGGAGAGATGGTCGCCCCGCATATTCTCCACCCAGAAATCGGTGCCATGCCGATCGTTACACGCATGGGCCGGATAGCGACCCTCGTTTTCGGGCTTTAGGAGGTGGCATTCGTCGATAATCACCAGATCGAAACGATCCAGTTCACACGCCCGCTGATAAACGCTCTGGATGATACTCCGAAGCGTGACGGCGGTCGCGTGGCCGCGTCGGGCAATAAAAACCCCTTGTTTTATAGGAGTATCAGGAGATGAAGCGATTTTGCTATGACGGGATCTTAGAAAATTGGAAAATTGAATTGGCGCTGAAAAGGGCGCGAAGAATTTCTTTTCGGGATGACGAACTCGACGATGTAATCCAAGATTTAGTTATTATCTTAATGGACATTGATTACGATGTGCAGCGTGCTAATGGTGCATCGGAAAAGACCATGCTGACATCGGTCATTGATCTGCAGCTCTATAAGATGCGGCGCTCGAACGACCGTCGCGAGTGCTTGGAGCAAAGCGTTGCCCTCTCCGGCGACGAAACCTACGACAATTCTGATATCGAATGCCGCGCGGACGTCGAGTCCGTAGTTGCCACGATGGACGACCAGCAGCGGCGAGTCTGCGAACTTCTCAGTCAGGGCTGCTCCAAATCGGTAATTGCCGAAAAGCTCGGATGCGGATGGGAAAAGCTAGATCGGATCGTGAACGACATTCGCGAGCAGTTCGAAGAGCAAGGTTTTGGGGAGGAATGTTAATGGTAGCCAGCAATGAAAAAGCCTTGCTCTTACTAAATGCCGCCGAGGCTGCGGAGCGTTTTGGCTGTTCTGTAAGAACCTGGCGGACTTGGGATCGGGCGGGCCAGACGCCGCCACCGGTCCGCATTGGCCGCTCACTCTATTGGCGACCGAATGAATTGTCCGCTTGGGTCGAGGCCGGGTGTCCCGGCAGGGCGGCATGGCTCGTCCAGAGAGATGATTAAGACGGGTCGACTGTTGGGAGTCTTTTGCGAGAGGGCGGGAATTCTTCGGAATTCTCGCCCGCCTTGGTGTAATCTCGCTTGAGCTTCTCGCCAAAGCCGTGCTCACTGTACTTGTTGTCCGACGCTTTGTAAACTATCACATTATACAAGAGACCAATATGGCAAGCTTATACAAAAAACCAGTTATTTTGAAAGACCCGAAGACGGGCAAGAAAGTGAAAACGAAGTCGAAGAAGTGGTGGGGACGCTACACGGATTCACTTGGCTGCGAAAAGCGGGTGCCGCTGGCGACCGACAAGACCGTATCGCAATCGATGCTTAAGAAATTAGTACAAAAGGCCGAGCGACAGAAGGCCGGTCTTGAAGACCCTGCCGAGGCGCAATTGGCTCGCCCGATCGCAGAGCACGTGGCCGACTTCGAAAGGTATCTTACTGCAAGAGACGTGACCGAAGGGCACGTTGTCGAGTCGCTCGTGCATATTCGCAAGATGATCGCGGCCGGCCGTTGGCGAAATGTTGCCGGTATTACGGCGGCGGATGTGACAGAGTTTCTCGGCGAACTGCGTGAGAAAGGCCGCAGCGCCCAGACATACAACCATTACCTCAAATCCATCAAGCATTTTACGCGATGGTTACAGCGTGAACGACGCATAGTTCGCAACCCGCTCACCCATCTCTCGCGGCTGAATGTTAGAACCGATCGCCGCCACGACCGCCGCGCCTTATCTCAAGAGGAATTTCAACTGCTCGTCAAGACCGCACACGACGGCCCGCCAATCGAACATATTTCCGGGCGAGACCGGGAGATAATCTATCTGATCGCCGCCTGGACCGGTTTTCGCAAGGGCGAGATCGGCAGCCTCACGATTGGCTCGTTCGACCTCGACTCCGAGGTCTCTACGGCCACGGTCCCAGCAGCCTTCAGCAAACGCCGCCGCGAGGATACGCAGATCCTGCACCCATACCTGGTCGAGAAACTCCGGTCTTGGCTAAAGCAGCGAGGCGAAGTTGAGCCGGACGAACTTCTCTTTCCGATCTCGTCCCGGGCGGGAGTGACTTGCAAACACCCAGACGGCAGCACCTACTACCGTCGCCACGGCAAAGGTAAATCAAAGGCGCCGAAGGTTCCCGAGCGCAAGACCTACGTCATGATGCGTGAGGACCTGGCCGCCGCCCGCTGCGTCTGGATCGCTGATGCGGAGGACGATAAAGAAGAGCAACGCCGGCGGCAGCGAAGCGACTTCCTCACCTACTGCAACCATGCCGGTCTCTATGCCGATTTCCACAGCCTGCGGCATACGTTCGTAACGAACCTCTGCAAGGCCGACATCTCGCCCAAGACAGCCCAGACCTTGGCCCGCCATAGCGACATTCGGCTCACGATGGACGTCTATACACACGTCGACCGGAAAGAGCAGATCGCGGCTATCCACTCATTACCAACGCCGGAAGACGGCGCGGCTTAGAATCAATGGCCGTCTACCAGGGCAATGATAACAATGGACCTGTTTTGACTGGAGATTGCCGCCTATTGGCGCTTATTGCCTTTGGACGGGACAAAACGGACTACCCCAAGAGCGAGTTTGCTTCACGCTTGGACAACACCACGACCGCTATCCCCCACCCCAGCGGTAGCTCGACGATAGTTTTCAATTTTCTGCACATTTCTTGGGGGGGAGGTGCCATCTAAAGTATTTGCAATCAGTTTTATTTCGTCATATTGGGTAGATTGGTGGACAGCGTCGAGCACTCGGATTTCGGAGCATACGCATACAAAACACTCTAACACAACGAGGAGATGTTACTGATGAGACAGAAGATTTCAATGAAATCGTTGCTTGTTGTTTTGGTGCTGACCTTGTCGGCAACTACTGCACAGGCCGATGTCGCCATTGCGGTTGATTCATTCGGCACGGGAGCGAATCAGTTCACGCTCAACTTCGTACCCATCTCGGGCAGTACAAACCCGAGTAGCGGGTACAGAATTGTTGAGAATGACTATCGCATGGGCATGTACGAAATCACCAACGACCAGTGGAACAAGTTCACGGCCAGCCTGGGCGTCCCAGTAACGGGCACCCCGTCGAGTGCGTATGATGGTACAATAATAGGCCCCCCGCATACGTATGATGGGAGCTTCCACGACTGGGGTACGGGCACAACGAACGTTCCGACCAACATGGTGAGTTGGTACGAAGCGGCGCAGTTCGTCAACTGGCTAAACACGAGCACGGGCCACCAGACAGCCTATAAGTTTACTGGCACTCAGGGTCAAAGCGATTATACCCTCGGTACATGGAGCGCTGCCGAGGCCGCCGGCGGTACGAACCTTTATCGCCACAAGGACGCCTTCTACTTCCTGCCAACTGAAGATGAATGGTTCAAGGCGGCTTACTGGAACGGCACAAGCATCCAGGATTATGCGACGAAGCCCGGTGACACGCTGCATCAGGGCGACGGCACCAGCGGTACGGGATGGAATTACTGGGACGATGACGATGGATGCGCAACTGATCCGTCTGGTCCATGGGACGTGGGCAGTGGAAGTGAAGAACTCAACGGCACGTACGACATGATGGGCAATGTATGGGAATGGACGGAGAGTCCATACAGCGATCCCAGCTATGCCACCGGTTCGACGCGTGCCTTGCGTGGCGGCGTTTGGACCTACAATTCCTACGGCTTGGACGCCTTCTACCGCTACGGCCTCGGCCCGGCAAGCACGGGCTTCAGCGTAGGTTTTCGCGTGGCAAGTGTTCCTGAGCCCGGTAGCATCACCTTGTTGCTCTGCGGGCTGATGAGTTTGATTTGCCTAAGACGTCGGAAATAGCACCCTTTAGAAACCAATCACTCATTGCCAACGCCAGAATACGCCGCTGCTTAAGGTCGTTTTCGCCTAGAGGAAAGCGAGCATGTTCGGATGGATGCATCGTGGGATGTGTCGAATTGACTATTGCAATCCACGGTTGCATTTTCTTTGGTCTGGCGACCTTTTGAAACGACCCCGGCGGCTTCCAGCGCAGTTCGCCATAGCCTGAAATACTTTCTAACAGCTTTAACAAAGGAGGGATCTTCTCTCAAGACGTCTTTACGCTTCAACGACTTACTCTGCCGATGCCGCTCTTGGATTGCGGCAATGACTTTTTGCGCATCCCATTTATTGGCTTTACAAAGATCTGATTTATTTGCGTGAATGCCCGCAGCCACCAGGGCTTTGCCCCAACTACCAAATGTATGCTTAGCGGCAAGTGCAAAAGTTCGGTTTTCTAAGCATACTTCAGTCCATTTAATTGTGAGACCTACATTGTGGCGTTGGCGTAGTGTATCAATGATTTTCTGTTTATCATGCTTTTGGGGTTTTGCATCTGTTTGGACGTTTCGGCAATTAATGCCCGCCGCCTCCAACGCATCCTTCCAACTGCCAAAAAGGTCTACCGCGGCCTGGTAGAGTTTATTGTCGCGATGCTTCGTACGTTCGGCAGAGAGATTGTAACGTGCAAATTCTGGATCTCTCGGACCACCCGCCCCCGCGACCAGACGCCGAGAGGTTCTGGCTCCAGACCGGCTGCCGCCAGCGCGTGATTCAACCCACCAAAATAGCGTCGCGCAGCACGTACAAGGCGATTGTAGTGGTTATTTTTAGTCTTTTGGCGTGGGTCTCCCTTGTACCAGGCTTGCAGTTCCTCGATTATCCGCTGTTGCGACCACTTATTCAATGGTTTTACTCTAAAGCCAGCAATCTGTAGAGCGGCTTTAACCGTTTTGACCATGTGCGATACGGTGTATGTGGCCGGTCGAATCCCGCAGCCCGCAGGGCGTTGCTCCACTTTTGAAAGTACTTGCTTCCAGCGGGCAGTAGTCCCGGATCTTGCTTATAAATGTCTGCTACTGGAACTCCCTTGCTATGCCACCAGTGGATCTGTTCAATAACCTTTTCCTTGTTCCATTTATTATGTGCATCGGGGTCTAGTCCGGCTGCCCGTACCGCATTGCGCCAACCTCCGAACAATTTTGCGGCGGCCTTGAATAGCCGTAAATCGTGCTTGTCGACCCTTATCATTGGAAGGCCGCGTTGTTTTCTCTCTAGTATTCCGTCTATCACGTCTTGCTTGCTCCATTTGTGTGGCTTTCGCACGATCTCCCCAAGCCCGGCGGCCGACATGGCATTTGACCAACTGCCAAAAAAACGATAGGCCCCACCCACTAACCCGGAATCGAATTTACGAACTTTGTTTAATGGCAATCCACGCTGGTGATAATCTTTAATAGCGGCAAGCACGGTCGACTTGTTCCAGGTTCTCCCCACATGTGATTCCAGACCTGCCGCCCGCAATGCATTATTCCAGCTTCCAAACAACCTGAGCGCAATGGATTCCAGGCTGGCATCATCTTTTCTGACGCAATGCAGCGACAACCCCCGACGCTCACGCTCACGAATGGCATCGATAACCTTTTGCTTGCTCCACTTCTTTCTCTTACCCAT